GAAGGTATCTTCTACACCCTTGAGGACCGTGGTAACGTTTGGTCTGGCGGTATCCCCGCTGCTTTGGCTGACTTCGACGCTATCATCTCTCGCTTGGATAAGCAGGGTGCTATCGAGGAGAACGTCATCTTCGTTAACCGTGACTTCGGGTTTGCCATCGACGACATGTTGGCTGCTCAGAACAGCTACGGTGCTGGCGGTACGAGCTACGGCTTGTTCGACAACGACGAGCAGATGGCTCTCAACCTTGGCTTCACGGGCTTCCGCCGTGGTTACGACTTCTATAAGTCTGACTGGAAGTACCTGAACGACCCAACTATGCGTGGTGGTCTCGCCTCTGGCGGCATCAACGGCATGATGGTTCCTGCCGGTAGCACTACCGTGTATGACCAAGTGTTGGGTAAGAACGCCAAGCGTCCGTTCCTCCACGTCCGTTACCGCGCCTCAGAGACTGAGGACCGCCGGTATAAGACTTGGATTACAGGTTCTGCTGGTGGCGCCGCTACTAGCGACCTCGACGCGATGGAAGTGAACTTCCTCTCTGAGCGTGCTGTCTGCACCATGGGAGCGAACAACTTCTTCTTGTTCCAAGACTGATTGTGAATCGGATAGGGGGAGCACAACGGGTGCTCCCCTATATCCACCCCTTAATTAAAATAACATGCAGAATAAAACATACCGCCTAAAGCGGAAAAGTTCCCCCATTGCCTTTATGATTCCCGGTCGCGGAAGCCAACGTACACCGCTGTTATACTGGGACGAAGAGAAGGGGCAGAACCGCCCCTTGCGTTACGCACGCAATCAAAAGAGTCCTTTCGAGGACGAGCAAGACGGCAACGCTATTGTCGAGCCCATCGTTTTTGAGGATGGGTTTTTACATGTACCCAAGAGCAACCCCGTATTGCAAGAATTCCTCCACTACCATCCTATGAATGGGATTAAGTATGAGGAGGTCAACGAAGAGCGCGACGCTGGCGCTGAAGTTGAACAGATTAACCTCGAGGTCGACGCCCTTGTCGAGTGTAAGAACATGAGTATCGAAGCTTTAGAGCACGTCTCTCGCATCTTACTTGGCATCGACCCATCTCGTATGACCACGTCGGAGTTGCGCCGCGATATGCTTATCTATGTGCGTCGCGACCCCGAGACATTCATTCGTGTAGCTAACGACCCGGACTTGAAGTTGCAGTCTAAGATTCAGAAGTTCTTTGACGACAACCTACTGTCTTTCCGCCGCAACAAGACTGAGATTTGGTTCAACGGGCCTACGAATAAAAAGAAGTTGGTGACAGTTCCTTTCGGTGAAGACCCTGTGGCTTTGGCCACGTCTTACTTGCTTAGCGACGAGGGCCTTGACCATCTCCGTGCGCTCGACGTTTTAATTTCAGAGTAGTACATTTGAGTCATGGATACATTCATTTCATTGACGATTAATCCTTCGGACGGGACTCCGTATCAGCAGTTGGTTAATACATCGATGGTCGTTAGTGTTTTTGTAAACGACCAAGATGAGAACGGTTTGGTTGTTCCGGGCGAATACGACGCAATTTGGGGATTTACCTATGAAGGTGCCGACGGTTTTGATGCTACTAACGACGATGTTATTAGCTATGTAATCGGCGAGTGCATGAAAGCAAATAGCGTAACTGGCCCTGTTCAAGTCGCGACACCACCCACTAAGTTTTCACTCACCACCTCTTTGAATCCTGAAACATGACTAAATTTTTAGGCCCCTTTGAGAACTCAGACAGTTCTGAGAATCTAGACTTTTACACTACTTGGGTCAACTTGGATGCAATCGTAACGATTCGTCAAGACAGCGCGACTAGTTCGACGGTGGAAGCCCCACAATATTCTGCCGGACGAAGGTTGGATATTGAATTTTATGGGCCCAACCCCGGAGATGGTGACCTTCCTGACACCGACTACAACTACTTGAGGTTTGTAAACGCAAACTTTATTTATATGCTTGAGTCGTCTCCAACGGATTTTTTCTTTGAACCGCAGTATCCCAAGGATTTTCCTACGCGCAATATTTATGTGAGCTAATGAAAACAATCAGCCTTCCCCTTAGGAATGAGGTTTCAAACCTCTCTAACAATATGTTTGCTTCATATGGGGCCAAAACTTGGAATGCATATGACCCGGTAACGCGGGTCTTAACCTCAGAGAACAGCACCTTTGTCACTGACGGTGTTCAACCGGGCATGGTTGTATTCAACCCCGAGAACTCTAACTCTTGGGCAACGGTTGAAACGGTAGATAGCGAAACCGAAATCACGTTGACGCCCGGCTTCATCTATGAGAGCGATGGGGGCACCCGCCTACCTCGGTTTAGTATTGCTACCGCAGCGGTTGCATTTACGCAAGAATGCTCCGATATCGAAACTTCGAAGTATTGGTGGTCTAAATATAAGGTCGGAGACCGCGTTCAATCTGAGGGTCAGCAGATTAAGACTTCTTTCAATAAGGCTGTGGCCACTATTTTGAAGATGGAGTTGGATAATGACATTGCAATGATGACCCTAGACAAACCCCTTCAATCTAGCCAGCCATTGTGGGTGTACAAGGAGGATTCTGTATACACCCTTGACGTTGAAAGTGTGGGTTCTATGGAGATGTATGCCTATCACGAGCAAGGCGACGGCGGTAGCTGTTATATGACTTTCTACAGTACCAATAGCGCCGTTAATTATGAGGTTTACCCTTGGCTCTACAACCCCACGTCGGAGGAGGAGACTAAGGCGGTAGCGAAAGAGCTTCAGGACAAATTAATCAACGCTATTGAACAGTCTTTGCGCAGCCCATGGCCAGCGGCAAATGTTATGGTTGAAGATTCATACGGATTGAAGTTCGACTACCTAACTTAATAGTGTAGTACGTAATTGAAAAGGCCACCTTCGGGTGGCTTTTTCGTTTGGCGCTATCTTAGAGGAATGATTGATTCAGTCCGTCAAACCGTATTGTCGATTCTCAACAAGAACAACTACGGTTACGTCTCTCCTTCCGACTTCAACCTGTTCGCTAAGCAGGCGCAGCTAGAGATTTTCGAGTCGTATTTCACGGGCCTCAACCAAGCCATCAACGCGGAGAACGCGCGTATGTCTGGTACCGACTACGCCAATGTGACCAAGGGCATCAACGAAGACATCGACGTCTTCTCGGTTACCAACCCCCTGACGCAGAGCGCAAACAATCTGTTCTTAACCCCGAGTACCGCTACCACCGGTGACGACTACTACCTGCTGAACAAGGTGTTGGTCAATGGCGCTGAGGCAGAGCCCGTTACGCACAGCCGCATCACCCTGCTGGCCAACTCGAACCTGACGGCACCGTCGGCGCAGTACCCCGCGTATACCATCGACAACCCCGCTGCCGGGCAGGTCGTGACCATCTACCCTACGGCAACGACGTACGCGCCGGGCGATGTCGTAGCTCAATACGTGCGGTATCCCTTCGACCCGAAGTGGACGTATATATTGCTTGCTAACGGAGAGCCTGTATTCAACCAGTCGTCTACCGACTACCAAGACTTTGAGGTACCTATCGAAGCGGAACCACGATTGGTTTATCGCATCTTGCAGATGGCTGGCATGAGCATCCGCGAGGGCGACGTCTATCAGTACGCTAACGCAGAAGAGAAAGAGCAGTAATGGCATACATCACAGACTACCAGTACTACGAGAACGGGGGCAACGCTCCCGAGGACGCGAACTGGGGCAGCTATCAGTACGTCTCGTTGCAGGATATCGTCAACAACTTCCTGTTGATGTACAACGGCAACCATTCCCTTGTCAACAACGAGGAGCGGTACAAGGTCTTATTCCATGCCAAGCGAGCTATCCAAGAGCTCAACTACGATGCGTTCAAGGAGATTAAGATTCTCGAGCTTAGCGTATGCGACAGGCTCCGCTTTGTCTTCCCTCCCGACTATGTCAACTGGGTGCGCATTTCCCTATATAAAGACGGAATTCTTCGACCGTTAACGGAGAATATCCAGACGAACTGGAGTTCAGCATACCTACAGGACAACAACTGCCGCATCCTATTCGATGAGACGGGAGCTACGCTACGCCCTCAGGATTCTACCATCGACTACGACCGCATCACGGGAACCAAGAAGAGCATCTACATCAACGGCAACAGCCAGTTCGACGGTCAGTTTGGATACTGCTGCGATGGCGATTGGTATTTCGATTACAACATCGGCGCTCGGTACGGATTGAATACGGAGACGGCTAACGCCAACCCCACCTTTAGCATCGATAAGAAAGGTGGTGTCATCAACTTCAGTTCCGCTATGGCTGACGAGCTCTGTATCCTTGAGTACGTCAGCGACGGCATGGAGGGTGGCGACAATACGGCTATCACGGTCAACAAGATGTTTGAGGAGTACGTGTACGCATACATCCAGTATGCTATCCTTGACGCCAAGCTCGGCGTACAGGAGTATATCGTAAGCCGGGCGCGGAAAAAGAAGAACGCTCTCCTGCGCAACGCGAAGATTCGCATCAGCAACATCCACCCCGGGCGCTTGCTTATGAACCTGCGTGGTCGCGACAAGTGGATTAAGTAATGGCAAATCTGGTAAGGAACTTCATCAAGGGCCGTATGAACAAGAGCGTCGACGAGCGCCTTGTCCCCAACGGAGAGTATATCGATGCTCAGAATATCCGCATGGGTTCTACCGAGGACTCCGAGATTGGTGCCGTAGAGAATAGCAAGGGCAACACTCAGCTCACTACGCTGGTCTACCCACCTACGGGCACGCCCTTGAGCGCCAACGCCACCTGTTTGGGGGCATATAGCGACGGGGCCAACGAGACCATGTACTGGTTTGTGCATGACCCTTCGTTTGTTGACGGGGTTTACTCAGGCGTTCTCGACCTCATCGTCTCGTACAATATGCGTAGCGATTTGCTTACGTACCATGTGGTGAGCACTAGTGCGCTGAACTTCGACCCGCAGTATCTCATCACGGGCATCAACTTGGTTGACGGGCTACTGTTCTTTACCGACGACTTCAATCCGCCACGCCGCATCAATATTGGCACGGCGTACCCCGAGCCCGTGGCGTTTACAGACAGCGGCCTTTTGGCTAGCGATATCCTTGTCATCAAGCGACCACCCAATGCAGCTCCTGTGGTTACTGCTGTTGATGTGGTATCCCGCGAAGACTATATGGAGGACAGGTTCCTGTGCTTCGGGTATCGTTGGGAATATGCCAATAACGAGTACTCGGCCACGTCACAGTTTAGTGCCCCCATCTTTGAGAGCGAGCCGTTTGCATTTACTACCGAGTCGTACCTCAACGAGGGTATGGTCAACTCCGTTCAGGTATGTGACGTTACGGTACGTACAGGCAGCTCTTTGGTCAAGGGTATCGACATCTTGTTCAAGGAGATGGATGACAACATCATCCGCGTCATTGAGAAGGTGGACAAGGCGGACTCGGCCCTGACGGACAACTCCGACTACACCATTCAGTTTAGCAAGCAGAAGATTTTCACCATCCTCCCGGAGAGCGAGATACTGCGGCTGTACGACAACGTGCCTAGGTTGGCTAA